TTGATCGCCGTCGAAATCCTGCGTCAAGACTCCGTCTGTAAGCGCCTTTTGCAGCCTTGCCAGAGCGCCCAAGGCAGTAATTGTCACCTCTTGCGTGTACGCGCTTGAGCCGACCTCTGAGACGCTTATAGACACGTCTACAATTGAGCCGCCAAAGATAGGCACAAAAACGGCGGACGTGTCTTGAACTTCAATAGTCAGCGCGTCATTTATTTCGTACTCGATCGGCACTTGATTAAAGACGATTAGCGTGATGGAGCAATAACCAGCTTGTGCTTGTTCATAGATATTTGTTCGTCCAGAAGTGATGTTTAGATTAGCCAATACCGAGTCAGTGACGTCAACGCCAGCGACTTTTACACGCCAGACTGGCGACCACTGGGTCATACGGTTTTAACAAGCTGGTCTGCGCCGCCTGTTCCTCTATAAAAAGAGTTATTTAAAGTGTTGACAATTGTTCTAGCTGTGCCTTCTGAGTCAATTGCCCCGTTGACCGTCAAATTTATGGTTGAGCCTGCGGCTGAGCCACTGCTTATATTTGAAGTAACAGCCTTTGATGTTACGGCTGTTTTTGCTACGTTGGCAACAACGGCGCTTGAAATAGTCGGAATTGTAATTGTTGGGATAGGTGTTGTATTTACATTAGGGCTTGGAATGCTTGATCCAAGTACGCCTGAAATGCTGCTAAATGTTCCGCCTGATTGTGTTCCGCCGGCTGAGACAGGTTTTAGATCAGGCAAGCCAAGGTTGACCGCGTTGTAAGCCCTAATCAAAAAGTTAATTCCGTCGATCGTTCCTTGGATCAAAGTATTTATGACCTTGATTACCGATCCAATAACGCCCACAACCGCTCCGGCGATCTTGCCTACTGTCTGCAAAGCACCACCTAAAACGTTGACCAACACTGGCACGACATAAGTTTGGATAAACTCAATAAATAAAATAAATGACTCTTTGTTATCGTCAATTGCTTTTGTAATTGGTTTAAAGAAATCAGCAAAGCGACCTAACGCTGGCACTACTTTGTTAATTACAAACGCGACCAGTTGTTCAATAATTGGCAACAATTTTGCACCGATTGCCTCTTGTGCCTCGTTGAAACCATTTTTTAAAATTTGAATTCTGCCTGCAAATGTTTCAGCGTTAGCGGCGGCAGCTCCGCCAAATAATTTTGTCAAATACTCTTGCTGCTCTGTGAAAGACATTGTTTTCAATTCAGCAGCAGACAAGCCGATCCCTAATTTGCCAAGTGCCGCTGAATTGCCGTCGTAGGATTTGCCCAAAGCATTTGCGACAGTATCTAGACTCTTGCCCGTTGCCTGCGAAATGTCCAGAGATAAATTGAGCAAATCTTGAGCTGTGGTAACGTCGCCAGTTGACCGAGCAAGCCGAGACAAAGCTGGCCGCAATTGGTCATCTGCAACGCCAGTCGCTAATGATGTTTTAAGTATTTGTTTTTCAACAGAAGCAATCATTTCATTTGTTGCACCTGTGGCATTTTTCAAAGCGCCTGCAAGTCGTATCTGCGCGGCTTCGTCCTCGATCGCAGCTTTAACTCCGTCAACAGCAAGTTTTACGGCGTAAGCACCGGCGGCAGCTGCGGCAGCTGCAAAGGCAAGTCCAGCCTTTTTGCTAAATTCTCCAAGCTTGCTGCTTGAATTTTCTACGTCAGCGTTTGCGCTATTTAAGGATTTTTTAAGTTGGTCAACGTCAGCAAGTATCGACAGCTTGAGCGTTCTACTTTGCGCAACCATTTAAAACTCCTTGAGGATCTTGTCAAAAGCATTTTCCCACTTAGCAATGATTTCAGGCTGAATGGCGCGCAATGTTGGATAAATAAACCAGCCGTTTGATCCTCGACCTTTAGGCCCAAAACCTGACCAGATAGGGAATTGTTTATATTTGTTTGATCCGAATTCGTTGCCGCCCCAAAGCTGTTGAGTAGTGCCGCCGCCAGAAAACTTTTGCCCGGCAAAGCCAAAAGACAGCTCACCGATCTTTGATGATTTAGACACCTTTGATCCGCGCGCTATCTTTTCAGCTGCGCGACCTCGACCGCTGGCTGTGCCAATAATTTTGTCCTGAGCAAATTCTGCCAAAGCTCCAGAAGCGGCTTTTGCTTGGACTGTAGCCTCAGCGTCCATTGCTTTGAATGCGCCTAAGACGCGACGCAGATCAGCCTTGTCATAGGCAATCTCAACGCTGTCGCTCATTTTGCTTCTCCAATATCTCAAGCGCTGTGTATATCTGCTCCGCCGTATGCCACTCGCTCATTGCTATACCAGTCGCCAATGCCAGCTCGACCAGTATGCGATTTACGCTTCCGGCGGCGTAGCTTTTGGGAGAACCTCACCGACAGTCACGTCTGCAACAGTTTCACACCAAATGTCAAAGCCCTTGATTGGCTTTCCACCAGCTTCGCGCTTCATTGCATTCCACGCAAGAAATAGCAGATCCGCAATTCCAATCTTGTTTTGTGCTTGTGAAATAGTCAGACCTGTTTTGTTTTCCCACTTCGCCCACTCTGGCGGTTGTGCGGTATACGTACCGAACTCGCCTGATGTGTATTCGATTGTTATTGGCAGTTTCATTTTGTGCTCCCGTTTCTCTTTCGATTAGCTGATTGTTAGAACTGGCGTTGATGCGCAAAGCATTGACCATGAGTCAGTTTGTGCGTCTGGTGCAGCGCCGCCAGCTGTAGGTGCTACTGGGAACGCTGTACCGGCAAAGCTTGCACCTGTTGCAGTGACTAGCGTGAAGGCTAGGGCTGTATTTGGCGCAGATGTAAAGGCTGTCCACATTGCTTCAAATAGTGATGAAGTTGCGCCCCAATCGGCAAGCAATTCCATGTTAAGAGTCCACTGATCGTCAATGTGCTTGTAAGCCTTGCCGTCTAGTGTTTGATATGTAGTAATAACAGGCGCATTGACCAAAGTTACTGACGTGGTTTGTGCGTCATAGTTAACGGTCGCAAGTGTGAAGGTTATGTCGCGACCAGTGACGATTGTTGTTGGCATTTCTTGTCTCCTTAGATTGTTTCTTGTGTGTAGTAAGTGCTGACCGCGAGATCCGCCACTAATAGGTTTGAAGCGCCTACTGATTGCACTGTTGGACGTTGTACGTCGCCAACTGTGTAGCCTGTAGGCATTGCGCCCATAATCGCAATAATAAGTTGCTCAAGGTTATCGAGCGCTCCAGCAGTGTTGTTGTACGCAACAGCGGCAGTTACGACAAAGTTAATTTTGACCCGAACAGTGCTTTTGCCGATAGTCGTCGTTTCAAGATACGGCGCGTCTGGAACGATTACGCAAGCTGGTGGAATGACAGCCTCAGGCGGTGAGCTATAGACCGAAGCCGCTACGCCAGCCAAAGCTGTTGCAAGTGTGCCGCGGACGTTTGTGGCAATTGTTGTTGGCGTAGGCATTTACATGGCCATTGTTGAAACGTCGATGTAATTGCCTAGCAAGCCGATAACGCGATTTTGTAAGCTGCGACCCATGCGAAATGGGCTAGGCGTGAAGTCAACGCCCTCGATCTGTCCGCCGGGCGCGACCACACTCTGGAATATCTCCACACTGACGATCGTGACCGCTTGTTCAACCGCGTCAGTGCTCGCATAAAGTGTGGCCGCGTTTGCCCCGGATAGGTAGGCAATGCCCGCAGGGATTACCGGGCGAAAAGTTATGTCTGCATTTGTAACCGCGCATGTAAAGTAGAAATAAGGCGCAGGATAAGCAAAAGGCAAATAAGGAAATGGATCATAATAATTTGAAGTCACTGTCTTTGTGCCGTTAAAAGTTGACGGAACGCAGCCGCTAATTACGACACTTTGATCAGCCACAAATGAATTTGGCTTTTGTGTTATGTAGTAAGCGACGTTATTTTGTAAATAAACGGCTGCAATTGCATTTTGATTTGCAGTAAGCAACGGCAAAATGACCTGTTCGGCCGAATTTATAATTGAGTCTAGATAAGCGTCAGAATATAAGGAAACAGAGACGCCTAACACTGTGCGAAGCTGTGAAGCTGTGATAATGCTAGGCATCTCTGTCCTTTCGTGATCGACTGGCCTAGATACGGGAGCGCACCTAGGCCATGCTTATTTTTTTAGGTTAGGTTGAAGCGACGTAGGCCACCGGCAAAGACGGCTTGAGCTGCAATGTAACCATAGAGGCTGATTTCAATTTCGCCTGTTGTTGGCACATTTGTGGCCAATTGAAGCGCAGGAGATTCAAAAATCTCGATTGAGCGTGGCTCGATGATAAATGCTGATTCGTCGATTGAAGTTGAAACCATGTTTGGATCTACATAGTAGTCAAGGCCAAGAACGTTTCCGCGAATGCTTGTTGGCATTGCAGATCCAGCGTTATTCATAGGATTTCCAGCGTTGTAGATTGGACGTCCTGTTGTATCGGTTGCGCCGAGTAATGTGCTCCAGATAGAAGTACCTGAAACAAATGATTTTGCTGTGCGCTTTGTTGCTGTGTATGCAGCTGGCGCTTCTGTTGAAACAAATGAGATCAAGCCAGCTGAGTCTGCCGCTGTTGCTGTTGCCTGTGTTC